AGCAGCAGTACCTGCGAAGTTACCATTACCGTTAGCTGTCCACAATAGGGTCTTTTCAGTTGCTATGTTAACAACATAAACAACGTCGCTGGTGCTATTGTATGAGCTACCAAACACTGTTGCACCAACGCTGTTTGCATAACCCATGTCAGCGAAGATTGCGCTGCTGTGTGGATTAACTGCAGAACCGTTTACAGAAGCTGGGAAAGTCTTCACGCTAACTGCAACTGGGTTTGCACGGGTGGCAAACAATGCAATTAGATTGTTGAGGTTCAGCTGCTGATAGAATGCATCTAGATAGCTGTTGAGTGTGCTATATGATGTTGCATTACCAAAAGCGTCGGTAACGGTTACAGTTGACCAAACACCAAGTGTCTGGTAAGTCTGATATCCTGGTAGATCAACTACAGGTGTTTCTACATTGGTCTGACCAACTGGTACAGTTGTAGCAAAACTGAAGAAGTCCATCTTACCAGAGAGGAACTCACCGGCATGCACTGCTCCATTGACTAGATCTGTCATATTTTTTCTCCTTTAATATGCAAAATTCTTTGCATGATTATTTATATCGATCGCATTGTTAACGTGCGTTCTTGCGTTTGTTCTTGCGTTTCTTTTGAGTATCAGGTTCGCTAGCCGGTATATAACCAAAAAGATTTGGTGTCCTGCTTATTACTCCGCCCATTGGATTAGCTATGCTAGCTACACTTCCTGATGCAGTGGCACCGCCTGTAGCTGTTTCTTTGAGATTTTCATAATCTTCAGCTATGCCCTGTTTAGCAAGTGCAGCAGCTATCGGCGCATATCTTTCATCCTCTGGCATAATCTTTTCACCATTAACTACTATTGGTTCTTTAGATTTAGGAGCTTGCGCTGTAACCTTTTGGTCTTGTGTTGAATCATCTTCATCATCTTTGGCAACATTTGCTTGACTATGCCATTCTAATTCGAGCTTTTGCAGTACAGCCGCTGCTATTATTTTTTCACTTATTATTTGTGCATATTGTGAAGGAATATTACCTACCTTTTTTAAATTAGCTATTAGGGTATCATTATTCTTATCTTTTATCTGCTCTATAGTTAAAGCGTTAGCCCCTATATCTTTCATTATTGAATTTACTATACGTAATATATAACTGTCAGATAATTTCATTTGTAAACGTAAGAATGTATACATAACGTACAATGTAACATTTCGCCAATCTAATTTATATCGTCCAATAAACCGAGCAAAGTTCATCATTACACCATTTGTATAATTTCTAACTTCTTTTTCGCCTGCATTTATAGCACGAGACTGAGCATATTTTTGAAACCAATTTGAAATATTTGCAAGAGTAATCTCATTAAGAGTCATTTCTGTTACGAATTCGCTAGCCCTCATTTTTGATTCCTTAGTTCTCTTATCTTCCTAGAAAACTTTCTTTCGTCTTCTGTCATAATGCTACGATACAATCTCTTTACTAGATCAGTAGCCTCTGCTTCTGGATAACTTTCTTTGATCAAATGCACTAGATTAACTGCACTAGCAATAATATGTGATGCTCGACTTTCTATAACATTGTGCTTGTTCTTATTTGGAACAGCTTTGTCAAGTTCATCTATAAAGTTTTTAATATTAGCCACGATATATCCTGTCCGCAATTATGTTAGATATTTAGCGCGATCATTTGGAATTGATAAATACCAGTACTACATATTGGAGCATATAATTATGAGTGATAAATTTTTAGCAGAAGATATCAGAAAAATAGCTAATCAGTTAGATACAATTGTCGAAGCTGATGCTGTAGAACCAGAAGTTGATCAAAATGATGCTGCTGATATCGAAGCCGATAAGACTGTAACAGATCTTATGACACATGAAAAGAAACCAGAAAAGCTAACCGGATCTATACAAATTAAAAGTTTAGCTCAACTTTTAGGAATTGAGAACACTGCACTATTTGCAGCCGCATTTAATAATCTTCGTGCCGGTAAGTTGCCATCTAATACTGCACAGCTCAAAGAACTAGCTATTGCATTTAATAGACTATTGGCTGCAGATGCTAGCACAACCAGCAAGGTTCTGAGTCAGCTACGACGTATACATAAGGCTAGCTAATCACCTGCGAATAAGGCTTCTCAAACTCTCTAGATCTTTTGCACTAGCCATTGGTGACGGAGGAGGAGTTTGAGTTTCTTTCTTGGTAGCCGCAGTATTCTTTCTCCTAAGCTCATTAAACACATCGGCTCCGTTGGTGCTGCTAGCTAGTGCAGCAGCATCCTCATCCAAGTCAAATATACGCAAAGTATTAGGATCAAACCCAAGATATACTTTGCTACCAACACCGCTACTTGAACGTGTCTTCAAAAACTGTACCTGATATTGACCGCGCTCCTTCATAGCCGCACTAGCAAAAATAGATATCACATTATCCGCAGTTTGAATCTTTGAAATACCGCCCGCGATCATGCTTTGATCATGTTCCTGCTCAGTTACGCTAGACCTGTTTAACTGAGATGCTGTCAAACATACCATATTGCGTTCAACAGCTAGACCGCGTAGCTCTTCAGTTACAAACTTATCTTTGATAAACAGATCACTAGGATTAATCTTCTTGTTGTTAGGAAACAACAAATCCAAATAGTCAACTACCAATACATCTGGTCTCTTCTGTGTTTCAATTTCATAATTTTTTAGATATGCCTTGATGTCATTGCAATTGCTGCCCTGCGGTAACTGCCTAACGTGCAGCAATCCACTCTTAAATCCTGCTTGCTTGACCTTAATCTCAACTGTATCAAGATTACGGAATATTTCTTTAGTTCCAACATCAGTTAGCATACTATCCATTCGCATGCTAGTTAGTTCTTCACTAAGCTCAAGAGTTATGTAAACAACATTAAGCCCTTGCTTGACCATGTTCAAACTTTGATTCTGCAGGAACAATGATTTACCAACACCTGACCCTGCACACCAAATTGTGATCTCGCCTCTATTGATACCACCATGTAGTTTATCATCAACTGTTTTCCAACCAGTAGTCATCTGACCGTTCTTGCTCTTTATCTTCATCAATCGAGCACGAGGATCTTCAAAGTAGTTTGTACCAAGATCACTCTGTAAACTGATCAGTATAGCTTCTCGAACTCTCTTCTCTACTTCTCCATAATTGCCATGCTCAATCAATTCAACACTATCAGTAACAGCTAATGCTAGAGCTTTATTCTTACAGAATCCCTCTATCTCCTTGAGAAAGCTATCTTGATGTTGTACAGATATATTATCAATTCTAACAAAATTTATACCGGTTTCGGCATTAACATGTTCAATTTTAGGAAGTACTCTAAATTCATTAGAGTACTTGATTATAAATCTAACCGCAGGCCTAAACTTGTTGACAAAATACTTTGGATTTATGATGTTCTGGCATCGAGAGAATATCTCTTCGCTGCTGAGCATTACATCTATCAACAGCTTCTGCTTGTCTTCACCATAATCATTAGTATAATCTTGTTCTTCTTGAGCCATTGACCGTCTTTCCTAATGCTATATCTTAATTATAATTCTTATGTACGATTATTCATATAGGTAACCCAATCGTCCAACAACTTTGAACTACTATTTGTCTTATCAAATCCGCCTACACCCCATTCAAATCTTACTCGAGGATCATTTTCAAACACTCGCATCTCACTTGTATTGTAAGGAAGCCTATCGCCGCCATTGCAGAATAATATCTGATCGTTTGGATACAACGATAGCAACTTTGCTATTGCGTCTGATCCAGAACCATCTCGATCATCAAATGCAATTACTTCCGATACCATCTTGAGATTCTGTATGATTGCCAATCTATCGCGCGCAGGCATAAAAGGTTGCCCTTTCTTGCGTATCAACCAAGAATCTGAATTGATACCTACTACCAATCTATCACCTAGAGTAGCAGCAGCTTTTAGATAGTCAATGTGTCCACTATGAGGCGGATCAAACCCACCAGTTGCTAGAGCTATTTTCATGATCTAAACATCTTCCTCTTTATACCTATCTTTAACGAACTATTGGTTCGGCTAGCTATTGCACTGCGTATAGTATATAGCTTGCCATACCTCTGAGATGCCTGTGCCGCATCCTTAACATCATCTTCCCATTCTGGAAAGCTAACACACCATCCTTGGTCTAATGCAGCATCAATCAATCCTTGATTCTTCAACTGCCTATCTGGAACTATTATCTTTTCAGCGTCTGTGCTATTCAACCAAGCTATCTGTTCCTTACTCAATTCGCTTCCCAGCGTACCTATACCAGACAGAGCTATAGCATCAAATGGGCCTTCTGCAACCAAAACAAATTTCCTATTGCGATCGTTTAGTACATCACAATTGAACAAATATCCAGGTTGTAATTGACTGTTATAATATCTAGGTGTTCCGTGAGGCGGACTACCGGCATATCTGGCTGTCCAACCTACTATCTTATCAAAATGGTAAAATGGTATAATTACTCGATTGTTTAGATCCAATTTGGTACTAGGGCTCCAATAGTAATCCCATCCATTCAATATAGCATCACCTCTAGAATTCAAATAAGATAGCACTGATACAAATTGTTCAGGTATTGCATCTTCAACTGCAATGTGATCAAATGCTATTGAATTTTCAGGAAGGTCAACTTCGTCAAAGTCTGTTGTAAATCGTATATCTTGAACCGCAACGGGATTGTTAGTGCCATCCAGTTGATGTTGCAGTAGTTCTAACTTGATATTTTTAACATCGTCATCTGGTATACCTAACCAGACCATTA